TCGAAGTCGATCGTGATGACAAGGCCTTCGTCAGTCTCCTCGCCTATGAAGCCGCCGAGGTGAGCGCCGAGGTCATCCCACTTGTGATGCCACATGAACGGGAACGGGAACTCGCCGCGGCGTTCAAGTGCATCCTTGAACGCTCCCGGCATCAGTTCTTCGTCCTGGTCGTCCACGACGCCGAACGCCGATACGAGGGCAACCACGCGCCCCAGGTCGTCGTCCGCGTCCTTGAGCGTGATCCCGAAGCTCTTGCGCGCCTCACGCACTGCTGGTGCTGCCATCTGTGCCACCTCCTGATTTTTCGTCGTCGCGCACCGTCACCGGCAAGAGCCCGCTGTGTGCGATTGGATCCAGCCCCACCGCGGCGAGCGCCGGCTCCGGCAGGAACCCCGATCGGATCAGACCGTTCGCGGCCGCGATGAGCTTCGCGAGTTCGTCGACTGTGAAGCCTCCGACCTTTGCGGCGCCTGCCTCACCGAGCGCGAGAGATGCGCCGCCGCCCTCTGTCACGCCGTCTTGCGGGGATGCCTGCCCGCCGATGAGGACGTTGAGCGGTGTGAGGATCTCGTCGGTGCCGTCAAGCTTCGGCATGTTCTGCATCGACCGTGCTTCCGCACGCGTCATCCACGGCCCTCCGACCGATGTCGAGATGACCTTGGCCTGCTCGATGAGGGAACCGTTGATCGCCGCCTGGCGGTCGAACTCGGCATAGAACTGATCGCCCGCGGCGAGCGCTGGGATGATCTCGGCGTTGAGCGCCTGCTCGAACTCTTCGAAATGCGGTCCGAGCGTGGGTCCGAACAGCATCTGCCGAAATGCGGCGATGTTCGAGAACGTGCCCTCGCGGGCACCGACCAACTCCGGCGGGACGAAGTAAGACGAGGCGACTTCGGCATCGGTGAGCTTCCGCCCCTCGATGTCGAGCGCATCGACCGGCGAGATGGTCGTGGACCAGTCCTCCCACTCCATGCCGTCTTCGAAGATCGGCGCGCCGCCGACCTTCCCCGCTCGGAAGTCACGGAACGTCTCGACCCAGCGTTGCCGCTGCGCCTCGCCCCACTTCGGGGCGTTGGCTGGCCGCTTCACGATGCCCGAGAACTTCGGGCGCTCGTCCCACAGGCTCCGACGCCACTCGACGGCCGTGGCCTGCTCGTTCAGGATTGCTTCGAGCGTCGACAGCGGCGAGACACCATCACCGGACCAGGCGTCCCACCCAGTGCCGAGAGCGATCGGGAGCTCGGTGAGATCCACTGTGCGGTTGGCGATGTTCACACCGACGAACGTGACCTCGTCCAGCGCGTTCGACTCGATGACGAGCGCGCGCGGCGGGATTCGATGCGGTACCCCATCCGGGGTGAGCACGATGCACCACCGGTCGTACAGGCACTTATCGATCGTGATCCGTTCCATCAGCTTGAAGCCGGAGCGGAATCGCTGGGGTTGGCGCATGGCGCGTTCAGCCGGCGAACCCGATGCGCGGCGGCGGTCGTTGTCTTCGAGTCGTTCGAAGACCTTGAGGGGCACGCTCGCGACGTTCCGGGCAATGAAGCCGACGACCTTCCGGAGGGATGGCTGTGTCTTCCACGCCTTCTCAGGCGAGAGCTTCGACATGCCGCGCACTGACCGGAGCGGCACCCCGGGATCTGGGACCATGAGCGCTGACGTGCCGGAACCGACCGGAGCGATCGGATCCAGCCGCACGACCTCGTCGGAGATGTTGAACGTCACCATCAGGTCATCACCTGCACAGTGAGAACGTTCTGCGCGAACACGACCACCGTGCCGGGGACATCTCCCTGGTTCGTGGTGACCTCAGCGAGACGGATGCGGCCGAACCGCCACGACCCGACGGTGCGGCCGGTGATCACCGTCCCGTCGACGAGCGATATCACGACTCGGCGTCCGGCGTTCAGGTGCAGCCGATCCATCCACCACATCAGCATCCCGCAGAGCGCGAGCGTCGCAACGACCGCTCCCATGCCCAGAGCGAAGGTGTCCATGAGCGCCTCTTTCCTAGGCCACGAGTAGCCCGTGTTCCTCGTACGCGGACGACTGAACGTCCGGTTGTTCTTCAAGCCCGTACGCCGCGTTCGATACGGCGATGAGCGGAGCAATGTCGACTGGCGATCCCGCGCGATCCCAGATCTGCACGTCGTTGAGCTTCTTCACGACGGCGCCCGACACGGCGACGTTGAGCGCTTCCTGGTTGCGGTGACGCATCCGGGCTTGGTCGACGCGGTCACCCATACGGCCCGTGGCAGCGCCAAGCGCTGGCCCGGACACTTCGATGACGGTGAGACCGAGCTTCTCGAGCGGTTCCTTGAACTCGGACGCCGCACAGCCGCGCGCCTGCAGGGCGACGAAGTCGATACCCCACTCGTCGGCGATCTGCTTCACGAGCCCGGCGACCTTGGTCATCCGGCCGACGTGGGCGATCACCTCGAGGTGTTCGAGGCCGTCCTCGCGCCACCCGGCGACACCGATCCACGTCTTCTTGCGATCGCGCGAGGTATCGATGCCGAGCACCATCGGCGACCACGGAGCGATCTCGGATCCGGCCGAGACTAGCTGGCCGTCGTAGTCGATCTCAGGCGCGTCGGCGAGCTGTGCGAATGCTTCGACGTCGAGGTGCGGCGTGATCTCCGCCGTCACCCATTCGCCGAGCACCTCCGTCCGGGTCACGAACTCCGGTTCGCCTGACTCAAGGTCGGATAGGAGTGCGTCGACTTCGTAGCCGTACCCGATCGACGGGTTCGACATCAGGTAGGCGTCGGGGTTGTCGAGCTTCGATTTCGGCGGCGCCGACCATTCGAAGAGACCCACGGACACGTCGTGCGTGTTCGCGTACTCCTCGGCCGACATGATGCCGCCGGCCACGTACTCGTCCCACTCGCCAACCGCTTCCACAGCGGCGTCGCGCAGATCCTTGAGCACGACAGACCGCTGGTCGCCCGCGGACGAGATGATCCACATCTGCGAGTTGAACGTCCCGTTCAGCGTCTTCGACACCGCGGCCCAGCCGTCCCAATTGCGTTGCTCTCGCGCCTCGTCGAAGATCGCCCGCGAGATCGAATCACCACGAGCACCGCCCGACGACAACGCGGCGATCTGGTAGCTCGCACCGTTCTGCAGGCGGATCTCCTCCGAGCCGTTCGTCGTGCCCGGCTTCGCCGTCTGAGACTGCAAAGCAGGGACGATCGCCTTCCGCTCCGCCTCCGTGAACCGCGACGGCCAGCGCGCAACCTCCGGGTTGCACCGACGCAGCACGCGCCGCCACACCTTCTTCGCCGTGTCACGGTCCTGCGCCGTGCCGAGCACCAGGAACTCATCCGCCGGCACATGCTCCGGGAACGAGTCCGAGTCGACGAACAGCCACCACAGCGCGAGCACCTCGATCAGCTTCGTCTTACCGTTCTGCCGGCCGACGATGATCACGACCTTGCGGAACCGATACCGGCCGTCCGGAGTGAGCTCAAGCGCGTGAATCAGCAGCCATTTCTGCCACGGACGAAGCTCGAGACCGAGGAACAGGCGCGCGAACTCGATCACATGGAAGCCATGCGACGTCTCCGGCGTCAGCTCGCGCAGCGGCCGAGTCCAGAGGCGAGGAGTCGTAGAGCCCTTCCGGCTATGCAGCGCTCCCCTTAGCTCGCTTGAAACTCGCAAAGTCCGCGACCTCCTTCGCCGCCTTCTCCGCCTCAACGGTCGGCGCCTCTTCCTCGACCGCGTCATCCTTCGGAGCCACATCGCCCGGAGCGCTCGACAGCACCCGCCGCACATCCTTCAACGCCGACAGGTACGCCGAATACGTGCGCGAGCCGCCGCCCGCATCCATCTCGCGAGCGAGCGACTTCACCAGCTCGACCAGCGGAGCTTCCTCAGGGATCCTGAGCAGACCCGTCGCCCGAAGCATGCGCGTCACAGCAGCCGCGTGGGCGCCCTGTTTCGTCCTCGCCATACCCAGACACCTCCGGTGGTAAAAACGCCCCGCAGAACCGGGGAGAGAGGACGCCTAGCCGTGCGGGAGGTGGGCCGGGTCGAGGGGCTCCACGATGGGAACGCCCCTCCCCCTCGTGTGAGGGTGCCCGTGTGGGGTTACCGGTGGGCGATGTGGCGTGCTGCGGTGGTCGCTTCTGCTTTTGAAGCGCCGAGCTTCATGACGTGCGTGTGGACGCCGATGGCGGGTGTCCAGAGGATGATGAGGAGGTCGTAGGTGAGGCCTGCTCCCCTACGTCGGTGGACTTCGACGACGCGGCCGTGGCCGGCCGGTCGCTCGGCGGCTTCACGATGGGCTACAGGGGTGAGGGGCTTCATCGCTCTCCCTGGGTGGTGGTGAAGCTCGGCATAGCGGGAGCTTGATCCTTCTCGCCTGCGAACTCGCGGAGTGCCTGCGCCCTGGCCTCTCGGTCTTCTGCGACCTGGCGGGCCTCGGCGGCTTCTTCCTCGAGCGCGTTGGCGAGGGTTTCGATGTCGTCGCGTGCGGTCATGATGCTCCTAGTTCGGTAGCCATTGGCGGGAGAGGATGCCGAGACCGCCCGAAGCGTCGTCGTTGCCACGCTCACGGTTGCAGCCCGCGTGTGCGGGGCGCCAGTTCGTCGGCTCGTAGTACAGCTCGGGGTGCGTGGATGCCGGCCAGAAGTGATCCCGTTGGAAGCGATCGTCGTTCTTGTAGTCGTCCTGCGGGGCGTCGTAGTCGATGAGGCCGTTGCAGAGCCAGCACGGCAGGTCTTGCTCGGCACACTCCGCTCGGAACTTAGCGAGGTCCTTCTTGTCCTGTCGGGTGGACTTGTGGTGCTGGGACATGGAACCCCTAAACTGCGGCGTAACATCGGATCTCAGCCCTCATTACGAACAGGTTGTCGCGGATGGGCAGGTCGCATGGACCACGCTCGCATGCAGATTCACGAGCGATTCCTGGATCGCTTTACGGGCGCATCCGGGATCCGATATCTTTCTCACATGGAGATCAGACACGAAATTCAGACCGCGGACGTAGCTGACGAAGTTTCAGCGGTGGTTGCGGTCGTTCGGCCCATCTTGCAGGCGACGCTGTATTCGCTTCGCAAGGAGGTCGTTGCACCGTTCGGCGGCTACGACAAGGTCCCTCTTTACATGCTTGCTGATCTTCGTAAACCCGGCGATGGCGATACCGGCATCTCGTTCGAATACGCGATCCACGACGCCATGTTGCGCTGTGATCCTGCCGTCGTGGAGCGAGTGCATGACGCGCTTCTTAAGTGCAAGGTAAAGGGGGACACCGTGGCTTCGATCATGTTTGGTATCGAGAAGTCTGGTGCTCAAATGCTCATCGAAACGGCATCGGAGAGCCTGACGAAAGATTCACAGCTCATGAGCGGCTACCGAGGACGACCTGTGAAACTCACACGCCATCTCGGAGCAGTCGCGACGGCCTTTCGTAGCCCCAAGAAGCGGGCAACTCTCCCTCAGAGCATCAGCGGCCTTTGGAAGGCAGACCTCTTCTTAGGAGAGACCGAGGGTGATCGTTGGGTCGGTACAACCGTAAAGATCAATTCACGGCAACTGGTCGGAGCGAAAGGCCTCAGGATCGGAGTCGTTCCTGCCAAACAGGGCAACAGTGATGCCGTCCGCGTCGATGACGCTCGGAACCTTGTAGTTTGCCCAGTTCCTTATGATGGGGAATTTATGGAAGTCTTCTACGAGGCTTGGCAAGCGGTCACCGCATTCCTCGCAGCCTCCGCAAGAATCCCCAAAGAAGTGCTGTTACCCCAACCGCATCTCAGGGAGGTCACGAAAATGCTTGCAGATCGGCGAGAATTTACGGCTGTAGATGTAATCGAGGCACTGGGAGTTTACGCGCAACCTCACCTGCTCGAAGGGGATGAGGATACCGCCGATCTAACCCAGAAGCGCGGTAGCGGCTTGATCACTAGCTCGTTTATCGCGCCACGTCCGCTCCGAGGCTAGCCGGCTGCGCTTTTACATCACCATCAGCATCGTCCCCGCGAGAAAACCTAGCGGCGCGCGGCGTGGGACTTCTTCTTGATCTTCCCGTTCGGCTTCACCGTGTACGTGATGAGCTGACCGCCCGGCGACAGGGCACCGAGGATGAGCAGGATGATCGGCACGATAAACGCAGTCACGATGCCGAGGATGATGAGGAGGATCAGGCCGCCGCATCCCCACTGGTTCCGGCGGAACACGACGAGCTGGGTATCGTCGGCGTACCGGATCTCGAGGCCTTCGCGGATCGCCTTGTCGAAGATCTTCGCGAGCTGCGGGTGGGTGGGTCGGTTGCTCATGCGGCCAGTGTTGCAGGTGGGCGGCGCCGAGGTGTCCGTGTCCTCGACGCCGCGCGTTCCGCTCTCGTCTTCGGGAGAAGGGGATGGTGAGCGGGCACGCGAACGGCCCCGGAGCGGGGAGGCTCTTCGGGGCCGTTCGGGACAGAAGTCCTATGTTCAATATGAGGGGTGACAGCGGGAAGCTTCGAAACGCGACACGCCGCCAAGGGCTAGTTCTTCTTGAGACCTCTCGCGAGAACAGCCTCAAGCTTCTTCGCCCGATCGTCGAGGAACTCAGCCGTAGTGGCTTCGTTGAATCCGAAATCATCGATCCGGTTCCCGACTATCTCGTCTTCCCCTTGCTGAAACTTCAATCGATGAAAGTAAGGCTGAGCCTTCCCGTATGCATCAGCGAGTGGTTTCTTCGCCGGTGTGACGATCTGCGCAAAAGCGGGAAGCGTGCCATCCCACTCCGAAGGCGGATCGAATGACTCAGCTGCGACTCGCATAGCGAAGACGAGGTCTCGGATAGCCCCCGAGGCTTGCTCGTCCTGCTCTTGTTCGCGGCGTTTGGCAGCGAGGCGCGTACTGTAGACCGCGCCACCAAAAGCCGAGAAGAAGCCGATGATGAGTGGCACTAACCCGCCCGTGATCAAGTCCAACCCGTTGCTCAAGATCCATTCCATACCGTCACTGTAGGGCCCGTATTCTCGCCCTCAACCGTTGCTGGTGTACAGGGTCGGCCTGCAGTCGTTGGCGCCACCATGCGAGGAGCGTCTCCTCCTCCACGTACCGGACACCATTGCGCAGGACGGTTGGCATCCCATTCTTCTTCCACCTACGGATCGTTCGGATCGTCCTGTGGACGCGATGCGCTGCCTGCCGGTAGGTGAGCCACGTCTCGTCCACGGTCACCTCCTACCTGCTCGTCATGCCTGGCACCTGCAGATGCAGGGCACGATCGCGTCGGTCTTCGGATCCCACGCATCCCCGATGCATGCCGCGTGCTTGCCGTCGCGGCACTCGGGGCAGATCGGCTTATCGTTCATCGTTCGCTCCTCGTCGGATCGTTCAGGTGCGCCTCAGCCTGGATCCTTGCTTTCTGCGGTCCGTCCTCGCCCCGCACGTCGCGGAACCTGGTGCCGACCCATCCGCACGTGCACGTCCACGATGAGTACATGAACGTCGCGTCGGAGGACGCGGGCCAGGGCACCGTCTGGCGGAGCCGGTGCTCTACCGGCGGCGCGGATCCTCTCGGGACGAGTGCTCTCTGAACGGCTGCGATGACGCTCTCGGCAACTAGAGCGCGTTCCATCCACCCATCGGCGCGCTTGGCTTCTTCGCTGGCCTTCGCGGCCCATTTGTCGCGGTCTTTGATGCTCTCTGCCTGCGCCTCAGGGATGGTGGCCGCTTCGAGGGCTTCGGCGGTAGCCAACCACAGTCCGATGATGCTCCCGTCTTGCACCTCGCCGAGGGCATCGCGGAACGTGCGTGCCGCCTTGATGAGGTCTTCTTTCTTCATCATGCTGCTTTCCTCATCTCGAGTTCGGGTGCCGGGTAGATCGCGTGGCAGGACGCGCACCGGAAGACCACGGGGCCGATGTCTGGCACGTCCGCCTCGCCCTCGTCTTCCCCGCACACCTCGCACGGATACCCGGCCTTGCGGAGCCGCGGCTTGCGTTCGGTGAGCCCCGCGCGACCGCGTGCTTTCCGCACCATGTCGACGACGTCCTCGTGGTAGTCGGCGAGGGACGGGCCGGGGATCGTGTGGGCGATGGTGTCTCCCCACCGGTGAAGCCATTCGACGATCTCGCGGAGGCGCTGGGCGGCTTCCTGCGGGCCGAGATTCGTCGGGATGCTCCGGGCGGCGTCCGTGTCGACCTCTGCGAGCCGCGAGAGGCCCGCTGGGAGGCTTCCCGCGACGCCCATCTTCTGTGCGTGAGAGATCGCCCAGTTGCTGATGCCCGCGTAGAGGTCGTCGGCGGCTTCGAGCATGCCCTCGTCGAACGGGAGGCGCTGCTCTCGCGTTCCACTCACCCGCTGTGAGCTCGTGTCGACGGCACGGATCCCGGCGATGCTCGCACGCAGCACGGCAAGGATCCGCGGGGCCTCGTCGAGCCGGTGCCAAATGCGGGTCACGCACGACTGGCACAGGTGCCCGACGTCGGCCTGGCGAGGGTAAATGTCGCCGTCCCAGTCGACCGTGCAACCGACCGCGCAGGCTTCGACATCAGTGCTCACCAGCCCGCTCCCCAGTCGTCTGCGGGCGGTTCCTCCTGTGCGCCCAGGTCGGGCGCCGGCGGGACGGGGCGTGCGCCCGAGATCAGGCGTGCGCCGTTCACGTTGACGTCCACCGCGGTGCGGGGGTTGCCGTCGCGGTCTTCGTACTCGCGTGCCCGCGTCGACAGGAACCCGCTCGCCGAGATCACCTGCCCTTCCTGCACGCCCGGATCCTGCTTGAACCAGAGCGTGTACCGGTTCTTCCCTTCGCTGCCGTCGCGCTTCTCGAACGTCTCGAACGCCGCGACGCCGACACCGTTCCGCGTGGTGAAGACGCGCTCGACGGTCGCGTTCTCGATCGTGATCTTTGCCATGTCCTTCTTCTCCTTCGTGAGTGTGGTTAGTAATCGACGGGCCGCCACGGCCATCGCTGGCCGCCCTCGACGTTCGAGCGGCCGAGCTTCGCGGGCCAGCCGCGGGCGTCTCGGTCGCCGCGCCACCGCACCATGTCGACGTGCAGCGGGTTCTTGCGGTTGAGGCGGAGGCCGTAGCCGAACTCCGGCCAACCCATGAGCGCGGCGCTACCTCTCGGGCGCATGTCGCGTTCGCCCTTCGGGTTCGCCGCATGGCCCGCGTGGGCTTCGATGAGCATCGCGATACCGCGGTCGCGGATCGTGTCGAGCGCGGCGAGCAACGGGGCCGCGTCATCGTCGCTGTTGATCGCGCGCGGGATGAGCCGGTAGAGCGGGCCGATCAGCATCAGATCCGGCTCGTGCTTATCGATCAGGCGATGCACGGCGCCGAGGTCAGAGTCCTTCGTCAGGTCGAGCCGGCGCACGCACGCGAGGTGCAGACGTTTGTACACGTCCTGCTCCCCCAGCCCTCCGATGCTCGGCGCCCACCTG